AAAATACTATCGTTGTAAATAACCCAGAACCTGCTTCTGGAGGTGGTGATGGTGATTCTGTTGAACAACTTAGATTAAATATTCAAGCTGAATATCCATCTCAACTTCGTGCAGTAACACAAGAAGATTATTTAGCAAGAACACTTTCTATGCCAGCACAGTATGGTCAGATATCAAAAGCATATTTGACTAAAGATGATGCTACGTTTAGAAACTATATGAATCAAGATCCAGGCCAAAGAGATCCTCTTGCTATCAGTTTATACATTTTAGGTTTAAATAGTGATGGTCAACTTGATGTTCCTTCACCAGCTATGCTACAAAACATTCAAGAATATTTGAAGGACTATAGAATGTTAACTGATGCTGTTAATATTAAGCCTGGTTATATTATCAACATAGGATGTAATTTTGATGTAGTTATAAGACCTAACTACACTAGCCAAGATGTTATAGCTAGATGTATAGTAGCTCTACAAGACTTTTTTAATATAGATAACTGGCAGATTAATGAGCCTATTATTTTAGGTGACATTTACACCATTCTTGATCAAGTGGAAGGAGTACAAACAGTAAAAGATGTTCAGATTGTAAATAAAACAGGCATAGCTAATGGTTATTCTAAGTATGCCTATGATATTCAAGCTGGAACACTGAATGGTGTAATTTACCCATCACTTGACCCGTCTATATTTGAAGTTAAGTATCTCAATCAAGATATTCAAGGTCGTGTTGTAACAATGTAAAAATAGAAAAATGGCCGTATATAAAATATTTGCTTCTGCTGACGCTTCATTATACTCAAGAGAACCTGCTAGAAACACAGGGCTCGATGAGATATTAGAGGTTAGTGTAAAAAATAGTAATCTACCTCTTAACTATTTTGTAGATCCAGTTCCTTCTGAACCACTATTACAAGACGATCTAAGAAGATCGGTTGTTTTATTTAGTAGCGAAGATTTAGATACAATTCAATCTTTTGCAACTGGTTCTTGGCAAGCTAATCTAAGATTATACTTAGCAAATGCAGAAAATCTATCTACAACATATTCTATACAAGTAGCTAGAGTTTCTGATAATTGGTCAATGGGAACCGGGAAGTTGTCAGACAACCCACAAACAAGAAATGGAGTTAGCTGGTATAGTACAGGATCGTTTAAATCCACAGTTACTAACTGGACTAATCCACAATATTATATTACTCCTGGAGGAGGATCTTGGACAGGTAATATTCTAAGTCAATCGTTTGGTTATAAAGATAATAAAGATCTAGATGTAAACGTTACTACAATAGTTGATCAGTGGTTTTCTGGATCTGCCAATAACGGATTTATTATCAAACATCCTCAGGCAATAGAAAATAATTCTGGTAGTTATATCGCTTTGAGTTTCTTCTCTGTAGACACTCACACAATCTATCCTCCTACTATTGAAATGAAGTGGGATGATAGCACATATTCCACAGGAAGTTTAAGTGTTATTAACAATACCAACACCGTAATCACTCTAGCTAATAATACTAGCACATATAAGTACGGTACTGATAAGTTTAAGTTCAGAATAAACGCTAGAGACAAATATCCTACCAGGGTATTTACAACATCATCTTTATATACTACAAATAAAGCGCTTCCTCAAACTTCTTATTGGGCATTACAAGATGCTAAGACAGAAGATATGGTAGTTAATTTTGACACTTTGTACACAAAGATTAGTTGTGATGCAACAAGTAGTTATTTTAACATGTATATGAATGGTTTAGAACCAGAAAGATATTATAAGGTATTGATCAGAACAGATCTTCCTGATGGAGAATCTTGGGAAGTAGATAATAATCTTATATTTAAAGTAGTTAGATAATGGCAAATGTTGATCTAGTTAAGGAGATATATGGTTTAAACACCTATACAAAAGCAGTAGACACTCAGTTTACTGAACTATTAACTCCTACTGTTGTAGAAACTGAACCTACAGTTACAGTAGATCAATTTTTCCAATATTATCAAGATCTATTTTTTGATATTCCTGTTTCAGGCTCTATCAATTCTCATACGTATCTTGTTGAACAAAGTCAACAGTATATAGGTGGTTCAGTAATAGATGCAGAAAAACAAGCGTTGATTGAAGAGATTAACTCACTTCGTCAACAATTATTAGATTTAAACCAGTCGTTTACAGATATTAATAGTATCATATAATGGAATTAGTTAACATCATATATTCTGGTGAAGGTAAGCAGCCTGTAGAATTGACCCCAGTAGATCAACAGTTAGTCACGTCTAATTTTATTAACTCTAGCTTTGGTGCTGATGGCGACTACATGGAGTTATATATCTATGATCAGTCTAATCAACTTCTAGATGTTGACTATGATGCGTTTGACTATTATCCGTTCTTACTAAACAATCCTAAAAACGATACTTACTCAGCATTGACATTAGATCCAGAAAGAGATCTAAGAAATAGAGGATTTAATAGAGGAAATCTTAACGTACAATACAATTTTTACAAGAAGCTATTTAACTCACAGTTTGGTACATTCTATTGGATAAAAGAAATATCACAAACTAGAACAGAGATAAAGTTAACATCTCAAGTATTATCTAATGCTTCTATACTTGATGGTTTTACACAGTATCAAGCATATGTTGCTACAAAGAATTATTATCCAATATTCTATCTTAACTTTGGTAACAACCAAGTTATAACTGCAAATAATGTTGCTTATACAGAAGATGAAGAAGGCGCATACTTACTGATTAAATTATACGAACCACTACCAACAGAGTATGATATTAAGTCTCAACTCTGGATAGTAGATAAAGTTGCTGAATCAGTTAGTTTCAATGTTGATATACAAGTTCAAGTAGATCCACAACAAGATATTAATGGTCTTCGTGGACCTAACTACAATGTAGTAGTAAATAGTAAAAATGGTCAAACTACTCCATATTATACATACGAAAACTTACTGACTAGCCCAGTTACATCATCTTTTCAAAAGCTATTAAGTTATTATCAAGATAGAGGAATAGATATTAATGTTGACTATTCTGATTTTTCTAACTTTATTCATTTTTCGTCAGCAGAAGAGAGAGTTAAAAACTTTGTATATAAATTACAACTAATAGAATCTGCTAGTGTTGAATTATCTGCCCAACAAGCAATAGTTGGTGGTTCTGGTACTGCATTAATTGCATCGTCTAGTATTGATTCAATTCAAGCTAGAATAGATAATATTATAAGAAACTTCGATATCTACGAATACTTTTTATATTTTAATTCATCTAGTTGGGCATGGCCAAAAAGTAATACTACTCAACCATACGATTTATATTCTGTAACTTCTTCTCAAGCTATAAACTTCTTAGGAAGCCCAACAACAGTACCAACATCAACTACACAGTCGCTTCTATTTAGTGCATCTTATTATGACACTACTAATAAAGATATTTTAAGAAGTGTTGTTCCACAATATTTGTTAGACGATAGTTCTAACGAACCATATATTACTTTTATCGATATGATTGGTCAGCACTTCGATAATATATGGGTATACTATAAAGATCTATCTAATAGGTATAATGCTACAAATAATCCAGATACTGGTATATCGTTGGATCTCGTTTCTGACGCATTACGCGGCTTTGGCATGCAGTTATATACAAACACTAACGTATCAGATAACCTTTACTATACGTTGTTTGGAATTAACCAGGATGGATCTCTACTTCCTCCTACTGGGTCTGAAGTGATTACAAATTATGTTACTTCAAGTTTAACTACTTTAGCTGCTGCCACTATACAAGACGAGTTATATAAAAGACTATATCACAACTTACCTTACTTACTTAAAACAAAAGGTACAGAGAGAGGTGTTAAGGCGTTGATCTCTACATTTGGTATTCCAGAAGAGATTCTAGGTATTAGAGAGTTTGGTGGAAACCCTATCGGATCAGTTGATGGTGTTTTAGATATTGACACATCAGAATATAAAGTATCAATCATAACTGGTTCAGGTGGAAATGTTACTGGTAGCTTAGAATTATCATCATCACTTTTATCTCCATATACAACATTACAATACTATACAAATAACGATCGACTAAATAGCACAAATGTTGAAATAGGATTTTCACCAGCAGATGTAATTAATACAAACATTACAGCATCTCAAGGTTACTTTGATATTAATCAATTGATCGGTGCTCCTGGCTATTTATACTCATCTTCTTATACGCCATTGGTTAGTGCTAGTAATGCGTACTTTGCAACATATACACAACCTAATAGTATTTGGGAGTATATTCGTTTGTTAAAATTTTACAACAACTCTCTATTTAAACTAATTAAAGATTTTGTACCTGCTAGAGCAAATGTATCTACTGGTATTATCATTAAGTCTCACTTATATGAGAGAAACAAGTATGCTAGAAATGAGCCTACTGTAACATTCAATGACTATTCTCAGTCAATTGATATGCTATCAATATCTGGTAGTGATGGTGGAGCTATTACTGGTTCTACATACTGGACTGGAATGTTAACTACTCCTATTGGAGAGATGCAATATACTAGTTCACAAAATGTAGAATTATTTAATGGTGAATTAAGTGGATCTAAAATAGTAGCTACTGATGGTCAAGCATTAAACCAAAAAGAATTTTCTAGTCTTCCTGGAACAGGTTCTGGTTTTATAGAAGTTAATTTAGGAGCTCTTTATCAAAATGTAACTTCATCAGTAAGATCTGTTGATTTATTTGATCTTGATTATAGCGATAACCAATTAACTCCTGTTAACTATGGTATAGTTACTCAATCTATCAATAATGCACAGATAGATAACTATGCTACTTATACAAATCCAAATAGTCCATATGCCCAAGTACAAGACTACAATTATAATTTAGAAAGGTCTGTCATACCAAGATATATAGGATCAAAGACAATAAGTGAAACGTATAATACAGAAAGTACAGCAAATCAATCTTATGGTGACACTGCTGCTATTGATAAAATCAAATATCAATATGCGTATCTAATTGACATATATTCAGGGTCAATTTATTTGCCTAATAGATCAAATGCTCAGATAAAATATATTATAGATAATAATGAAAATGTTCTTGATTTAACTAAAGCAAACAAGAATATATTCACTGTACAAAACGTATTTAGGTCACAAGAGACTACAAATATATCTCTATTTGATTATAATGAAGCTAACCCATATACACAACAGTTGGCTAATAATCCTGATCTAGAGATCTATGAAGGAGGTTTTAGATACCTTCCAATATTACATAATGTAAGTGGATCTGCAACTAATTTTGGATTTACTTTACCAAATCCTATTGAAATAATTATTCAAGGTGGCGGTGGTGGTGGAGTACCTGATCCTAGTTCGCCTTATCTACAAACTTCTAACTGGTTTGTAACCTGGTTTGCATATGAACCACCTGGATCAGGAAATAAGAACTACGACATCTACATGTCTGCATCTTATATAGGACCTTCAGGACCTGTTCCTTTTAATGTTGCAATATCTGCTACATCAAATTTAGATACTTTCGCTAAAACCTGTACTAGAGGATTTCCTCTTCAATTAGATATTATAGTTTCAGCAGGTAATTATGGCGGCGATTTATATTATGGAAGTAGTCCTACTCAAGCTGCTCAAAATATTGGAGGCGGAACAGGTAGTTACACTAGCCCTTATTGGCCTTCTGGTATGAATCCTTGTACTATTAATACTATAGGAGTTACTGCTCTTGGAGGTGGTGGTGCCGGATCTACATATACATTCTACCAAACATATTTTACAAGTAGCGCAACTTGTTTATATTACTTATCTGAATCAAGTCAGTTTGTGTTGAACTCAACAATGTCATATTACTATAATCAACCATTCACTTTTGATTCTACAACAGACAATGCTTGGACAAGCTCACTACTACCTCCTGTGATACTTCCATTTACATTAGAAACAGGAGATAAAATATCACTGTATAATAGTCAGTCTCTTGGATGGGACGAAAAATTTGAATACACTGTAAAAAATGTCACAGTTACCGGTTCTGTATTCGAGCCTAATTACTCAGGTTCTAGACTTTTAATAGAGGTAGATAGACCTGTTAACCTAGCCCTTTTAGATTCTGGATCTAGTGTAGGAGTCGATTATCTAACTAATGCTTCTCATAGAACTTGTAGATATATTGTATGGAAACACGTACCAGATGAAACAAACGTTATGTTAAGATATAACCCTAAGGATCAATCACTAGTAGAAAATGGACTGCTTTTCCCTCAGTATATTGACCCAACTGTTAGAGAAAATGCTGGTAATGTGGTCAAAGCCCTAAAACAACAAAACTTGATACAATAAAAAACCAAACCGAATATATTTATTTAAAAGCCTTTTTTCTATGTCATATTTAAGTAGTACTTCTGTAGTAGTAGATGCTATCCTTACCAAAAAGGGTCGTGAACTTCTAGCCCGTAACGACGGTAGTTTCCAGATCACTCAATTCAGCCTAGCTGACGATGAGATTGATTATACTTTGTACAATCCAAACCATCCGTCTGGATCTGCATTCTATGGTGAAGCAATTGAAGCTATGCCAATTTTGCAAGCTTATCCTAACGATACTGAGATCATGAGATATAAGTTGATCACTCTTCCTAGAGGAACAGCTAAGATCCCGGTTCTAGATCTAGGGTATACTTCTATCACTTTGAAACAAGGTGCATCACTGGCAATTACTCCACAGACACTCAACTATCTTGGAGCTACGTCTACATTTGAGCAGTCAGGATATACTGCCACTATCGGTGATGTTAGAACCATGGCATCTTTCAATGGTGTTGGTATCAATACACCAGAAGCAACTAACTTGAACTCAACTACCACTATCGGTACAAATGTAAGTAAGACTGTTATTGGTACTACAATCAATCTGACTGCTACAACAGTTAATACATTGTTCGGCTCTAACACAGCATTGTATACTACATTAGTAGTAACAGGCCGTGATTCTGGTGCTCGTATCTCTATTCCTGTAACAATCACAAAAGTAAACTAATTAATATATGTCATTTACTAGATTAGATCCAACAGATTTTGTAGTATCATCAGATTCAGTTACGGCTCCAGCATGGAGTAATAATGTGACTATATTGTCATCATTTTATACTGCTTCTGCTGCTGATACAGGAAGTTATTATCTTAATGTATACAATGCTCCTATAAGCTCTACAACATCGTCTATTCAATTTGCAATTGCTTATGGAAATGAAGAAGGTTCAGGATCAGCCCCTATCAATACATTAGTAGTTCAAAATACACCAACGAGAATTACTTTTGGTCAATATAGAAATTTAATCTATGGTGATGCTGAGTCTCCTGTAAACTTTGGTGCTGGTAATACTGCTTCTGTAGATTTGATTGCTATTCCAATTGATAGAAACCGTTATAAAGAGAGCTTATTCCCAGGAACATGGAATTTATATCTATCAGGCTCTGCTGGTTTAGTTAAATTAACAGACAACTCTAATGATGTTACTACTGTAACTTATGTAGATGGTGGTCGTGTTTATTATATCGTATCAGGATCCAATGGTACCGCAGCTAATTCTCCTTTAATTACTGGAGCTTCTCAAAGAGGATTTAGTGTTTCTGGAAGCTACGGTTTATTCTTACCAGATCTTGGTCTATTTGTATTGAATCCATTAGCATTAACTATAAATGCAGCTGGTGGAGGTATTGGTCTTAGTCTTTCAAGCGCTACAACTAATGCGGCTGCTTCTTTAAATATGACTAATATAGTTAATACGTTTATAGCCGGTGGTAATTTCCAATTAAACTCACAAGAAACAATCTCTTCAGATTATATATTTGTAAGAGTTAAGAACCAAGATTATAACTATACAACTAACCCATCATTTATTACAGGATCAGGAACATTGATCTATTCTAACTTTATCAATAGTCCACAAACTTATCCAACTACAGTTGGTTTGTATAATGATAATAATGAATTGTTAGCTGTAGCAAAAATGTCTAAGCCTCTTACAAAAGACTTCACTAAAGAAGCTTTGATCAGAGTTAAATTAGATTGGTAATAAATAAGTAATGAGCAGGTCATCCAATACACTGAAAACATCAGATGTAACTACTGTACCTATACAAGTAAAATATTTTGCTAGTTATAATACAGTAAGCCCAGCTCCATTATGGTCTAATGTAGGTATAACTTATCAAAGAGGATTAAATAACACTAGCTCGTATTATGAAATGCTTGCTTCTGAAACATCTTCTTTTTTAAACTACAGATCAGCTCAACAATTATATTATTCTAATTATATATCAGGATCTATTCCTACTACTGCATCTTATGCAGATAATTGGTTACAATCTACTGCTGCATCAGGAACATTCGATGACGATTTTCGTTATTTCCCAACTGCATCAAATGCAAGTATATGGACTGTAAGTATACCTAGATCTGTATATGGTCAACAAATAGCTAGAAAGAGTTTCTTTATGTCAGGGTCTACTGTTGATGGTATGCAAGTAAGAGATTGGGAAATTATAGATGATGGAAATGGTAATTTAATAGAAACTGGATCAGGAACTGTTGTAGGGCAAAAAGTTGGCAACATATTTTATGCTCAAGGAATGGCGGTGATTACATCACAAGCTCCTGAATTTGGTGCATTGATGTTTGAATCATCATATAACACACAATTAGATTTAATAGCAGAATCTACCATATACCAAAATGAAGTTAGATGTTTAGTTAATGAGAACGATTTTAACTATACATTGAATCCTAGTGCTCTACAATCTGTATTAACTGTTGGTCAAAATTGTGTTAACTACACTGTAACTTATGTAGCAGGAGGAGGCGATTTATATTTCGATTATACAGATTGTTCTGGAACTGTAGTAAGTATATCTGGTATATCTGGAGGAAGCCAAACATTTTGTGCAATAGAAGGCAGCATAGTAGTTTATGCAGGAAATTACACTATTACTAATAATGGCCTTTGTGCAGGATCTTCTCCTGGATCAAATATTATAATTACAAATGGAGAATATATTAATGAAATAACAGGTTCAGATTTTGATCCATACGCTACAACAGTAGGTTTATACAATGACGCAAATGAACTATTAGTTGTAGGTAAACTATCTAGACCATATAGAATGCCACCTAATACAGATATTACATTTATAGTTCGTTGGGATTCTTAATCACTACATATTTATTATTGAATGAGTTATAAAAAATGGTTATATAAGGATCAAGACGGATCTACTAAGGAGTTTCGTACACTAGAAGATTTTCCTACAGACACTTTTGGGTTCGTATATAAAGTCACAAATGTATGTGATGGCCGCTTCTATATTGGTAAAAAGGTCCTCTACAATAATGTGAGCAAGATATTGACCAAGAAGGAGATCCTCGAATGGGACAAACCTGGGCGCGTCCCAAAGAAGCGTAAGATCAAAAAAGAATCAGATTGGCAATCTTATTGGGGAAGTAACAAACAAATCAAACAAGACTTGAAAGATCTAGGTGAAGATTGCTTCACTAGAGAGATACTTACATTCTGTAAGAGTAAGAAACAACTAAGCTACTACGAAGTATATTGGCAAATGAATCTAAATGTACTTGCCATCGATTCTTACAACGATAATATATCAGGTAAATTTTACAGAAAGGATCTAGAATAAAAAAGCCCTAAATTAATAGGGCTAATTTACTTGCATGGGATGTAAGGGATATTTTAGATAGGCTCACCAATTTCTTGATCAGCGCCATAAGCAGCATTGTCAGCAGCAGTTACATTATCAGTATCTTCTTCCATTTCAACACCAGATGAAGATACAGTTACCTCTTCTTCCATAGAAAAATCAGTAGCAAAAAAGTCAACGATCTCTTGAGCGTCAAAACCATCATCAACAAGGTCTTGTACACTTGGTCCAGTTAATGAATTAGTTTGGAGCATTTTAAAGATAGACATGTCTTTAAGTCCCATTTGTCTAGCTTTATCAACAGCCTTTTTAATTTTAGGTAGTTGTGTTTCAAGAGTTCTGTCAATCATACCCATCATACGATCAAATTGACCTTGTTCAGTATCAGGACCATACTCCTCTTCAACCGGAGCAACTTGATCATATTCACTTCCCATTCCATCTAGATGTGGATCAGGACCTTCATAAGGTACTTCTGTTGCTAATTGTTTTTCAGACTCTTCTTTTAGAGCCGGTAGATTCGCTAGAGGTTGGAATGTTTTGAAAGGACCTTCGTAGTTCTCTCTCAAATACTTGGCTATATCAAAATCTTGCATAAGTTATTTTTTAATTCCTGCTAATCTTTGCAGCTCATTAACTTCGTCAATACTCTCATCAGTGTCTGCAATTACTTCAGTACCATACATGTCACCATAGTTACCCCAACCAAAATCTTTTGGATCTTCGATTTTAGCAACTACAATTCTACTATCAGGTATAAGATCAGTTTCATTATACATTTTCATTGCCTCTTCTTCTGATTGGAATAGAGAATAAGAATCTCCGTCTGGGTGTAGTCTAAATACAATATACATTTTTATAAGTTTTACTATTAATAAATATTGAGTTTACTTAAATAAACTTTTGATTGAACTCCAGATAATGAATATTGGAGTAGAAACAAAAATAGATATAACACTTGTGAATGCAAGAACTAGTCCGGCTAATAAAAGAATAAAAAACGTAGAGGCAGATAAGAAGACTCCTAGTTTTATATTGAAAGGAATAATCACTAGACCTAGTAACATGAGGCCTGCCATGAAACCAATGATTTTTATTAACTTCTCATAGAACTTAACAAAAATAGCCATAACAACTAAAGACACTAAGATAATAATTAACCAAGTCATAATTTAAATGTTTTCCGCAAAGGGGGCCCTATCTACTATATATACAAATTTATTTACCAAAGTCACTAGGCACAACAGTTAGTCTCTCTCCTATCTCTTTTATAACCGTGATTGCCGTATTAGAATCAATTTCAAAGCCTTCTCGTTTTGGGTTGACCCTATACCCAAGCTTACCTAGATGTTCATGCACAGCTTTTTCTAATATAAGACTATTGATGCACTTGTATTTGTAGACCGGGAACCATGGAGTAATAACACCTGTCGCCTTATTGATCTCTTTCACTCGTTGATTGACCGAGGTGGTGGTCATTCCAATCTTACAAATTCCAGGCATGGACTTGTTGACCAACACGTAGACCCATTCAGGCTTCTTTATACTAGACGTAGGATCTAAGATACCTTCACCATAATAGGTAACGTCTTGCCAACCAGGCGCGTCAGAATCGGTCAGGGTGAAGGCCACAGCCTTCTCCATCTTACGTGGATCGTCATCTATAAGCTTAACATAAAAATGTGTCTCTTCTGGACTAATTCTTTTCATAGATCAGAGTTTTTCCTGATATAGCAAAAGTTACAGGATCAAAGGTATTCATATTACTCTTAATAACTTTAATGGTGTATTTATCAGGGTATTTAACCTTATCATGGGTTTTATAGATTTTCCCAGATTTGAAGATAAAGGTTAATTGAGTACCTCCTGGCTTATAGGTCAAGGGGTGATAGCAGTATTTACAATTGCTCATAAAATGGATTTTTCTGGAAGTTTAGAATTTGGATTTTTCGATTTTTTAGTAAATTTCTGTATACGGATTTACTATAGTTGAACCGTACATTGGATAGTCTTCTTGACATTAGACTGTCTTTTAAGATCGTCTAGCTTGTCCATTGCTTCTTCAAAGTTTAGGTAGACGCTACAAAAACCTGGTTTAAGCATATTGGCATCTACCCAAAATAGCCATAACAAACGGATTTGAATTTCATACCATGTGGCTCTTGAAGATTCTACTTTAATAATTCTGGTAGTCATATATTAAAAGCTTTTAAAGTGATTATACAATTTGTGTCCTATGAAGACAAGGCCTAGAATGGCTAGGGCCTGGACCTGGAGAATATCGGAATATTCTTTTACCAAGATAACTAAGAAGGCGAATCCCAATAAAGCCAAGATCACGAAGATTGTCGATAAGAATGCTGTAGGATCAAATTTTTTCATAAGTTAAGATTTTTCTTTTCCTGTTTCTGGGTCAATCAATAAGTCCATATAAGCAAAGTGGCAGGCCGAACCAATATCCGTTCCTTCATTCATGAATTTATTTACTATATCAATATACTCTTGAACTAGGCCTTTCTTGTTGACCTTCTTTACTTGGTCTAAAACTTGATCGAACTCTTTATCGTCAAGTTGAGTAGCTAATTTAATTAGTAAGTCCATTATTTATGTATTTACAATTTTAATAGATTTGAAAAATTCCCTGGTGCCAGCGACGGATCAACGCGGGGCCTCCTGCTAGGGCCCCCCTATCTACCACAATTAGGTCTTTGCCATCGTGCTAGCAAGCTGCTAATAGAGCACTAGTAGTGTGCTAGTGCCCTACTAACACCCATTTACTTGCTGTAGTGATCGGCCAATGCCCACAGGTCTTGGTTCAAGGTAAAGTCCTCAATAGGGTTCTTGATTGATCTAGCTTGACGATTATTCAATTGGAAGCCGCCTTTGATCAGGTTCTCTTGTACAATGTTATAGGTCTTCCATAAGGTCTTGCCTTCATCGGCTTTCCTTTTAGGGTTCAACATATCCATGATCTCATATTGTTCTGGTTGACGGTCACCTGATAAACGTAAGGCCAATGCTTCTACAGCAAATTGGTATCTTTGCTTATCTGACATCTCTACCATATTCCATTGGCTGATCTTATTAACCACATTCTTTAGACCATCTACCTTTTGGCTGATCAGGTCTTTGACAGCCTGGAAGTTCATCTTGGTATGACGCTCTCTAAAAGATCCCATGTCTTGGTCCTTGATAACAAGCCCATTCTCACACACTAGGCGGAATAGACCCATCTCAAATTGGATTGGACGTGTACCGTCGTGGCTATTAATAAGGACTACCTCAGGCCTTGCTTCTACTTCACCCTCTGGGTTCTTGATAAATAACTCAGGGTGTTGGAACTTAACGATATGGATCCCCCAGTTCTTTCTAAGGTCTACGTTAGACATAGATTGTTTAACCCCGGTCAAGGCATAGCC